GTGCGCCTACATCAATTTTACTCCACTGCAGATACATATAGTGCGTACCAGTTATCCAGGTTGGATTACCATTATTAGTAAACCAAAACCCTTCTTCTCGTCGTTTGAACTCTTGGTCTATATAATCGTACCATTTTTCTTTACTGCTTTCCGGATAACTTCTCCAATCAAATATATTTTTTAAACGAGAGAGTTCTTTAGGTTGCTCGAATCTTACCCATTTATTATCGGCATGCTTATATATTTGTTTAGGAGCTTTTGGTAGCGCTATATTTAAATTTTGTATCTGTATAATATCACCAATTTGCCCTGTATGAGATATAACAACTATATCATGTTCTTTGTTATAGCCGTATTTCCACTTTTTACCTTTGTTAAGTCTACTGATAGTAGTCTTTTTTATAGGCTCAACTATTTTAACTAAACTTTGCTCGTACATTACTTAGATCTACCTTCTGCGAATCCTTTAAATACTTTTTTCTTTGCCTCTTCAGGTGTTTTGCCCTCAAG